GTTGAAATGGTAGAAAGATTAGAAGAAGATGGTCCATGTTGGGACACACATAAACAGGTTGGTATGAAGAAAAAAAGTGGCAAGATGGTTCCAAACTGTGTTCCAAAAAATGAAGACTTGAATGAGTGGGGCGAGATCACAGAAAAAGATGATAAGAGCGGTAAAGAACTAAATAATCCTACAAAAGGCGATGTAAAAAAATACAAGGTTTATGTCAGAAATAAAAAGGGAAATGTGGTCAAAGTAGAGTTTGGTGATCCAAATATGTCTATTCAACGAGATGACCCAGAGGCGAGAAAAAACTTTAGAGCAAGACACAATTGCGATCAAAAGAAAGATAAGACAACAGCAGGATATTGGTCTTGTAAGTTTTGGTCTACAAAGTCGGTTTCCGACTTGATGAAAGGATAGAGGCATGACAAGCTATAGAACAACAATGCGTGAAGCACTGGAAGAAATGTATCAGAATCTTAATGAGGACAATCTTGATCTGATGCGTAAGGCAGCTGGTGGTGCAAAGCAGACATTAAAAATGAAAGACGGTAAAATTGGAGTGGACAGTTTTAGTGCTTCTGCCATTATGCAAATCTATGATAAGATCAATGACAAGAATAAAAAGACCTTTGAAAATATGATGAATAATGGTAAGAAGGCAGACATTATGAAACTGCAAAAGTTTGCCATGTCCAAAGTCAATGCATCTTATGAAGAGTTTGAGGAAGAGTTTGCACTTGATGAAGCAAAGTATGAACTATACCACAAAGACTTCTCATCTGCCATGCAACACGCATACAAGATGGCAAAGAAACTTCATGGTATTACAATTAGCCCTGACGAGATTTCTGATAAGGTCGCAACTGGTCCCAGAAAGCCATCAGAAGGTAAAACAAACAAGTATCGTCTGGAAGGCGATAAGGGCGGCATCCAAATTCAAGTATACAACAAGGGTGGTTCAAAACCATTTGAGTTGAATATGTATAAAGAAGAAGTTGAACTTGATGAGAAACTTGACAAAGAAGACGAACCGAAGGTAAAAGAGATTATCAAGAAACTGAAGGGTGCAAGTCAAGCTCACGCTGGTCAGGCAAAAGATTTACAAAAAGCAGTCACAGAAAAAGATGAACTTGATGAAGCAGTTGATAAGAATGCTGCTGATGAATTGAAAATGTATATTGAAAATGATGCTCAGTTGTATAAATCACAGTTAATCCCAATTGTTAAAAATATGCAGAGGAAGATGAAAAGTGGTAAGTATGACCATAGGAAAGCCCCCAAACTGTGGATGTATCTAGTTGATGCTGGTGCAAAAAAATATGTTAAAGAATTTGGTGGTGATGTACGAAACATGTTTGATAAACAGACTCGTCAATATGTTGCTCAACAAATGGCAGATGAATACAAGGATGAAATTGAGGCACAAGGTGGAACGATGTTTGAGGAAGTCGGGATGGATGAAGCATATTCTCCAAAACAAATCAAAATGGCAATCGGCATTGCTTCAGACCCACGATACAAGGGTGGTAACTATTCGGGTGCGGTAAAGGCAATTGAAAAAATTAAGGGCGGATTATCTCAGGATAAACAAGTTGCTGCTGTTCTCAAGAGGCAGAACGAAGCACTTGGTGAAAATCTTGACGGAAGAACTAGAGAATATCGTCAACACCGTGAGAAACTAGAATCAATAAGATCAAAAAGACTAGAAGCTAGAGACATAGACCCCGCTGATATTGATACATCTGCAACAGATGATGATATTAAATCAGCAGGCAAAAATATTATGATGCAGTTGAGAAAGTCTGTCTCATTGCGTGGCCAATATTCGGTGGAGTTTTTAGACAAAAAGAAAGTAAAAGTTCCACAGAAAATTGCACTTGCGGTTATCGCAAAATACAACAGTCTAAAAAAACCTATGGACAAAGAAAAGTTTCAAGCAAAGATCGCAAAGTCCCATAAGGACTTGCTGATGGGATTGAAAGAAAGCCTTGATGAGAAGAAGAAAAAACCTGTTGTTTTTAAAGGAACACCAAAACAAATAAAACAGCAGATGAAAAATTTGAAGAAAAAAGATAAAATTAAAATTGGTGAAGAATCCACACTAGAACGGATGAATAAAAAATTACAGGAGAAGAAAAATGGGTAACAAATACCTAGAAACAAAAAACGATACACTTGAATCATCCATTCTTGATGTTTGGAAAGATGCTGCGAAACTTGATGAGTATAAAACAAGACTTGGAGAGAAAAAAAGAGTTTCTGGTGGTGATAATCGCCGAACAGAAAATAAGCAACCAAAAGAAGAAGGATTAGAGTCCTCACCTAATGCTGCAAACTCTCAACACCTATGTGCAAAGAATGTTGTTCATGAAGATTGGGGTGAAGGCCAACCTGTTCATGGTATGCATGCCATTCCTAATTCTGGTGGTGACATTGCGTGGTATGATGTAATGTTTGAGCATGGTGTTGAAAAGGGTGTTTCAATTAATGAACTTAAAATCACAAAGTCAGAATCTCACCACAATCATGATGGTAATGGTGGAAAAAAGAAAAAGAAAGAAGAGGCTGAACTTGATGAAGGCAAAAAAGAAGAATATGAAAAGTTCTTCAGTGCAGCCATGAAGAAATTCAAAATCAACTCTCCTGCTGATTTGAAGTCAGATGAAGAGAAGAAGAAATTCTTTGACTATGTTGATAAGAACTATAAATCAGGTTCTGAGAAAAAGACAGGCAAAGAAGACCCATCTGAAAAAGATAAAGAGAAGATTGGTGAGGCACTTCAAAAACAGTATGAGTTGAAAATGCAAAGCATGAAAGATGCAGTGCAGAAGGTTTGGGAAGCTTCTGACCGTGAAAATATTGAGATGAAAAAGGCTCGTTCAGTTAAGGCAAAACCTGGCAAGACAATGACGGGTGATGATATGTCTGTTGTTACATTAAATCCAGAAATAAAAGGCTGACAAATAGGATAGATATCTGATAGAGTATACTTATGAAAACACTTTTGCAAATGACAGAAGTCTCAAAAGGAGACTTACCAAATATCTATTGTGATATGGACGGAGTTTTATGTAATTTTATGAAAGGTGCAGATGAAGCCGTTGGTGGTGATTTTGCAACTGCTGATAAGAATGAACGGTGGAACAAGATTAACCAGACAAAAGGTTTCTGGGCAAATCTTGAATGGATGCCAGGGGGTAAAAGACTTTATGTGTTTATTTCTCGGTATAATCCTTACATCTTGTCAGCGTATTCTGGTCGTGATCCAAGTTCTAAGAATGGTAAAATGACATGGTTAGCCAGGCATACAGGTGTCCCAACACGCAATATCAATCTGGTCAAACGAGCAGATAAAAAACTATATGCTAAAACAGACGGTAAACCGAATATTTTGATAGACGATTATATGAAGAATATAAGAGAGTGGGAAAACAAAGGTGGTATTGGTATTCGTCATACCGATGTTGCAAAAACTATTGGTGAATTGAAGCGTCTAGGGTTTAAATAGTATAAATATAATAAAAACATATTCGATAAGAATAGGAGAGCAAAATGTCGCTTTGGAGTAGAAGAAATGCCGGTTTCATTATAATGGAAGACGGCGGAACAGATGGTGCTGGTGCAAATGCCGGTGACAAAATAATTTTTAACGGAGATGGTGCTGGTGTTGCGTCTGCTGCTGAACATTTTTTGAGATATCAAGATGGTGATGCAGAAAACGCACCCAAATTCTTACCAACAGGTTCTGGAGGAGGCAGCGACTATGCTAGAGGTCTTTGTGTCGCCACTGATACTGGTTGGGTAATGGCAGCCGGTACAGCATCACAGGGAAATGATAATGCAGATGCTGACCCAGAAATTCTTGTCTGTAGCAGAAGTCTGCGGGAAAGTGGTGTGGGTGACCCAACAGTAATTATGTGTACGATTGGTAATCTCACAGATAAGACAAAGTTCTATCCAGATGGAGACACTTTCACAGGTGTTGCTTCCTCTACTCTTGGTGACATTGTTGTATATGCGTATTTCAATGAGCCAGTCGCTGTGGTTGGTGATGTGAATATTGTATTGAAACAAGCAACCGCTCTGGGTTCAGATTTTGCAACATTGACTTTCCGTAGAAGCGTATCTAATCTGGATGCTGGAATTGTTGCTTTTGAACTTGCTGCTTCAGTCGATACGCAAACATCTGCCGTAACCAACAATACTTTGGGTATTCTATCTAATGATTCTTTCACAGAAAATACCGGCAGAGTTATGAAATACAGCGATATAATTTTAAGTGAAACACGGGACGAAGGGTTGAGGCTTGACGATGGTGGTTCCGATGAGGGCCCATCTGGTTTCGGAAACTTTGCATTGGAAGATGGAGATAAGGCTGAGTTCTTGCTTCAACTTGATGAAAATGCTTCTTTCACGGTGTCCTAAATAACCATACAACAAACAATATTATGAGGTGAATTATGAGTATTAATGCAGAATCCATTTTGGAAAGAAAAGAGGCTTTGGTAGGAGATTTAGAAAGCACAAAGATTAAACAACAAGAAATTGAAAAAGCAAAATTAGAAAATGTCGCATTGCAAAACGCACTTGCTGGTGCAATTCAACAATGCGATGATTTTCTCAAAAAGTTAGATGATGAAGAAAGTGATGAAGGATGATGCGTTCATACCTTCAGTAACATTCCCCCCAAAGTGCAATTAAGCATGGGGGTTATTAGGAGAAAATAAATGGCTGATAAGAAAATTACAGCACTCACGGAGCTTACAGCGGCTCCCGATGTAACAGATTTGTTGCATGTTATCGACGGTCCAGCTGGAACGCCTGTTAACAAAAAACTAACATTCAGTACACTTTTCAGTGGAAATGTTCCTAGTTCCAGTGCTCAAGTACAAGTTGGCGCCACGGCGGTTGCTCTTGCTCTTGGCACTCGTACTCACTTGGTTACAAGCACACAGACAGGTGCTCTTACACTTGCTGATGGTACTGTCATTGGTCAAGAAATCTTTGTTGCAAAGGCTTCTGGAACAGACACCAATGAAATCACTCCTGCTGACACATTAGGTGCCTATGCGGTTGCTGATATTGCTGCTGTTGGTGATAATGCCTTGTTGCGTTGGACAGGTGCTTCTTGGGCACTCGTTTCCACAAGTGGTGGCGGAACTCGTGCGGTTCAAGCTGGTACAGGTGTTGCGGTTGCGTAATATCATTTAACTTTTAAAGGAGAAATTAAATGGCTGATAAGAAAATTACAGCACTTACAGAACTGACCGCTGCACCAGATGTAACAGACTTGTTGCATGTTGTAGATGGTCCTGCTGGAACACCAGTTAACAAAAAGATTACTTTTAGTACAGTCTTTGGTGGAACAGTTCCTAGTTCTAGTGCTCAAGTACAGGTTGCTAGTACAGCAGTTGCTCTTGCGCTTGGTACTCGTACTCATTTGGTTACAAGTACTGGCACAGGTGCGCTTACACTTGCTGACGGAACAGTGATTGGTCAAGAGATTTTTGTTGCCAAAGCTTCGGGAACAAATACTAATGAAATCACTCCAGCTGATACTTTGGGTGCATATGCAGTTGCTGATATAGCTGCTGTTGGTGATAACGCTCTATTACGTTGGACAGGTGCTTCTTGGGCACTTGTATCAACGAGTGGTGGTGGAACTCGGGCAGCCGATGCCGGTACAGGTGTTGCTGTTGCTTAACTATACTTTGGTGGGGGGTTTAATTACCCCCCACTACTTTTAACTAAACAATCTATCATAAGATGGAGAGAAAGATGAAGTCATTTGCAAAATATATTAGTGAGGGGGATGCGTTTAGCGTAAATACTGAACCCTTTGGTCATGTAGAAAATCCATCTAATGGGTATTTTAGTGAAGCTATCATTCAAAAAATCAATGCGATGGTAGGAAAAATTTTAGAGGGGAGCCAACAAGATAGTGGATATGCAATTGGACATATTAGAAACTCTCTTATGAAACTTGGATTGACATTTGACCAAGTTCCTCCAATGACAGAAGAAAGTGGTAGTGTTAGCTTGCCTCTTACTTTGTTTGGTGGTCGTTTTGGTAAAGATGTTGATACACCACATACTGAATTTATGAATGATGATGGTATTTCCCATCAAAGAGAAGGTGGCCTTTCGTTAAATCTGACTTATGAGATGACTGATACTAATCAATGTAAGTTGCGTGCTAAAATTATGTAATGTATAAAAAGATAACTAGTGAAAATATCACTATGTTCGCAATTAGGCATTATGATAATCCTCATTGCGAAGGTGAAAAAGAATTTTATGATGATATGAAGAGGTTTAAATATATTAAGCGTCTTTTGAGAAAGTATAAAGAGACAAATATACTCAAAGAAAGATTGATACTCAATCATATTATCATATTAAGAAATCTGTTTGGGCCAGAGGCTTGCGTGACTTTGCTCTTGTATAAAATACAGCAAGAGTATTTTGGTACACTCAAGTCTTTTTTATTGTATTTAAATATGATAAGAGAAGATGAGTTGTCTAGGATTGAGGAAGATAAATATACTTTAGATACATTAAGGAAACTGTAATGGGCAGAGCGATAGATTTATTTGTAACATATAGGTTTATAAAATTGTTGGTTACTCCATTTAAGAATACTGATGCGTTCAAACTTGGAATTATAGATGAGAATGGAAAACGAGAGTTAGAGCCAGGCACAAATAAACCAACCACACTTCGCACAACAGAAGAGAAGAGCGCATACACTGTTCTTCATAAACTTGTATTCAACATCAAAAAAATATTCGGAAAGGTGCCTGGACTTAGAACTAAGTTGGGAAGTTATGCTGCTGCGTTATTCCTTCTCAAAGATACCTTCAAAGAGTCAGTGGATGATCCAGATGTTTTTGAAAAGGAATTTATGAAATATTTGAAAGAGCAGGGATATGAAATAGATGATTCCATATCAGAGGAAGTTATAGGATTTGGTGAAGTTCTTCCTAAAGGTGAATACACATTAGCAAATGATATATTGAGTAAAGAGGAAGAGGAGTTGGCTGCAAAGAAAGGTGATAAAGTTATTGCTTACAAGGATGAGGCACCGATTGATTCCATATTGGGTGTGGATATATTTCCTGTTGTACATCTCAAAACAAAAGAAGAAATATATGTAGGGCTGGAGGATTTGAACCAATGAAATTTTGGAAAGAGGTAGATGTTCGCACTGGTCAAGAAATTGATGAAGATGCGCCAACAACTTCTGTGGCAAACGCACCGCCAGGGATGGTTGATGAACCTATCGTTAGAAAAAAGAAGAAAAAGAAAAAGGCATTATTTGACGGCAGAACTAAATCATATAGACAACATCGTGAAAGACTTGAAGCTCAAAGAGAGAAAAGAGCAAAGTTGCGTGAAAAACAGAAAAGTAAATTTGTCGAGGAAATCCTTTATAAATATTGAAAAGGTAGGGAAAAATGGCTGTAACATCAACAACAGTAAATACTACAGACACACTAGAAACTCTCAGAGTTCAGTATAATCTTCTGAATTCAGATGTTGTCACCTTGGACAATACTGTTAGTTCGGGCTCAAATGTCGCTGCTGATAATATTACCACTGGTGATGCTGCCGTTAGTATCGCAACAAGTTCTGGAAACATTACGATAGACGCTCAAGCAGGCGATGCAGATATTATCTTTAAGGGCACTGATGATGCTTCTGATATAACAGCACTCACACTTGATATGAGTGATGCGGGTAAGGCAATATTCAATGGTGCAATCTCTGCAACCACTATCACACTTTCAGCTGATGGTGGTGTGATTGTTCCAGATAACGGTAATATTGGTTCTGCATCTTCAACCGCTGCGATGCAGATTGCTTCAACAGGTATCGTAACATTTGTAGATGATATTCTAATTAAGGATGGTGGTACGATTGGTGTTGCATCGTCGGCATCTGCTATTACTATCGCATCCACAGGTATTGTCACTTTGGTGGATGATTTAATTTTAAAAGATGCCGCCACAATTGGTGTTACATCTTCCACCTCTGCTATTACTATTGCTTCAACAGGTATAGTAACATTCGTAGATGATATTCTAATTAAGGACGCTGGAACTATAGGTAACGCATCTGTTGCTGCGGTGATGACTTTAGCATCCACTGGTATTGTGACTTTTGCTGACGATATTTTAATCAAAGACGCCGGTACGATAGGCAATGCATCTGTCGCTGCTGTAATGACTTTAGCATCTACTGGTATTGTTACTTTTGCTGATGATATCTTAATCAAGGATGGTGGGACTATAGGTAATGCAACTGTCGCCGCTGTAATGACTTTAGCAGATAGTGGTATCGTAACCTTTGCTGATGATATTCTAATTAAAGACGGCGGCACTATAGGTGTTGCTTCTTCAACATCTGCTATCACAATTGCAGCCACTGGTATTGTAACACTGGTTGATGACCTATTACTCAAAGATGCTTGTACGATTGGTACTGCAACAACCGCTGGTGCGATTGCAATTGCGGCTGACGGTACAGTTGATCTTGATACTGCTGGTGCAACTGTAGCTAGTGCGGTTATAAAAACTGCTGGTTTAGAAACAATATATGTTCCCGCCGCTGCAATGTATCCAACAACGACTGGCGGCTGCGCTGCACTCGCTCAAGTAGAGGGAACCGCTGGCCGTCCAGAATTAAAGTGTTTAGACTTTGATCCTAGTAGTGATGAAAATGCACAGTTCACGGTGGCTTTTCCAAAGTCATGGAATGCTGGCACGGTCACCTTTAGAGCCTTCTTTACGGTAACAGGAACAAATACAGGAACAGTTTCATGGTCATTGGCAGGGGGTTCTACTGTTGACAATGGTGTTATTGACACTGCTTTTGGTACAGCAGTTGCTCCTACAGCAAAAGCACACAGTGGCACATCTAATGATATAAATGTTACTGCAACAAGTGGTGCTTTAACAATAGCAAACGCCGCTGATGATGCCATGACATTCTTTAACATTGAGAGAGATGTTTCGGCCGACGACCAATCAGCAGATGCCAGATTATTAGGTATTCAGATTTTCTTCACAACATCTGCTGCAACTGATGCTTAATAAGGACTAATGTAATGAGTTTTGGTTATCAAGTTTTAGGTTTTGGTGTCGTTACTCCCGCTGCCGCTGCCTCTGCTGACTTTACCGTTACGATTAGTAGTGATGTCAATAATTATAATCTTGCTACTGATCTCTCAAATAACGGTGGTAGTTATGGTGCGGGTAATTGGAACGGCAGCGATGCTATCACTGTTGTACTCAACATCGATGCCGGTGTAACCGTATACTCAGCTAATACTAGTACTCCATCTCTTGTAGTTGATTTAGCTACCTCTGACTCAGTGCTCACCATAAACAATTCTGGTAATGTGGTCGGCAAAGGTGGTGCCGGAGGAGTAGGTGACCTCAGTAATGGTGCATCTGGTGGCGCCGGTGGCCACGCAATGTCAATGCAAGATGTGACTGTCACAATTAACAACCTATCCGGCGCAAAAATACAAGGCGGTGGCGGAGGCGGTGGCGCTGGTGGTGGAACCCGTGACCGAGGGTCAGCAGTAGACGGTGAGGGTGTTTGTCAAGACGGAAGTAATTTCACTGGTGCCAGCGGTGGTGCTGGCGCTGGTACTGCTAATGCTACGGCAGCCGCCGGAAGTGCCTCAGATAACGGTAGTAATACCGGCGCTTCTGGCGCTGGTGGTGACTTTGGTGCCGCAGGGGCAAACGGTGCTGCTGCCACCGCCAGTGGTTGTAAAGTGGTCAACGGTGCTGGCGGTACGGGTGGCGCAGCGGGCAAAGCAATTCGGGCAGTGTCAGGTGTCTCTCAAACGCTCAACAACTCTGGTACAGTGGCAGGAGCAACATCCTGATGATTTTGGGTAGCAATCAATCACCTAGTGACATTGACACGATGATCATGGTGCTTAATGACACTAAAGATAGATTTGTTGAACAATACAAACCTATCAATGAAGTGCGTAGAGTTGCGTTACAGCGACTGAATGAAATGTGTAGTGCTGCAAAAAGTTGGCATTTCCCCCCAGAAAAAATCAATGAAACGGAATGTAGAGAGTTTCTCAGGGGATCAAGATTGTTGGCAGATGCTTCAATGATCAACGGTGACACGATTGAAGAAAAGGTTATCGCTGCTTTCAAATCTTTGAAAACACCAGAAATACGAGCCGCACTTGATGAGAAACTTCAAAGCATGATTGATGCGATTAATAATGAAACTGACCCAAGGAAGATATTGGCGATAGCAACGGATGAAAAATCTTATTTAAAAGCCGCAGATGATTATGCAAATGAGTGCCCAGAGTGTAAAGCATTTGCGGCGGAATTACCTTCTAGTTCAACTGTCAGACTTGTGTTTTATTCGAGCGCAAATTGTGGTGCTAATGCTTTACGAAGACTAGTTAATTTGTTAGGTCAAGAGAAAGCAACAAGTGAAACGGTATTTGATGAGACTCTTAGTGATACCTTATACCTTGCAAGACCTGATATGATAGATGTGGTTGGAATCACAGGCCATAAACCGACTGCGATTGAAAAACTAGCACATGAGATTCATAGCCTTTGGGTTCCAGTTGACCGTAGTGGAACACTACCGTCACCACTAAAACTGACCGGACCAGCAATACCAAATGTTGGGTCATTTGATGAGACATTTGAAAATGTCGCTGATGCTAGGGCAACAGATTTGTGGAATGAGAATAAAAAAATATCTGTTTTTTGGTCTGGTGGCATAGACAGTACAACCGCACTGGTTGCCTTGCTTAAAACTGTCCCAACTAATCGATTAAGTGATTTAACAGTGCATTGCAGTGACGCATCAATTGATGAGTACCCTCAGTTTTACGCTGATCATATTGATGGGAAACTAACGGTGGCAAAGACACCATTAACAACGAGGCCCACAGATCGATATTTAGCTGATGATATGTTCACAAGCAATACGACTAAAGAAATCGCAAAAGCACTAAAAACAAGTTTAGTTGTTACTGGCGAACTGGGTGACCAGTGTTTCGGGTCAAGTGCTTTTGCAAATGATCAAGACAGAATTAGTAGCACCGTTGATGATTTCTTAGCACAAGAAGATTTTCTAGATATAAGGGACCAAATTGACGCTTTATCTGACGCTTGTCCAATCAAAATCAAAACTGTGCCGACACTTATGTGGTGGTGGAACTTCACTCTCAAATGGAGTGAGGTTAGATATAGGTCACTCACTGCTGTAAATGACCCCGCAAGTTTTGCAAATGTCAGACACTTTTTTGATACAGACGATTTCCAGAGGTGGTCTATCGCCAATGATAATCTAAAAATAAAATCAACACCAGCGTCCTATAAATTTACGGCAAAAGATTACATCCACACATTTGCTAAACACGATACATATAGGGATGAAAAGTTAAAAATTGGTTCTCTCGGAGTGCGGTGGGGAACGCCACTCGCTATTGACAGTAGCTATAATATCATCAGAGCCGGTGACACAAGCACCAACCTTGATTTAGTCGAGGCCCGTTATGGCGACAGATTAAAGAGGTATGTCACATGCCTGTAAATGATAAACTGAAAAGATTGGGAGTGGGCCGCACCACAAAAAGATTTGTGGGAAAATCTCCTGTGGATAAGGTTGTCACAGAGACAATCGAAAAAACACCAGTAAAAAGATTGTCTGAAGTAGAGCAGTTCAAGAAAGAACTAGACAATATAGCAAAAAGAGCAGGGTTGATTAAAGCTGCTGAAGATGAGATGGAGAGAATTGAAGAAGAGAGACAACACAAGAAAAGGGTTGATTTTATCAACAAAACTCTCACAACACCTTTCACTCAGGGGAAAGAGGTAGATTTTGAATCAGTAAAACAAAAGACTGTAGAGGAGTATTTACCCAAGATAAATATCCCAGAACAAATAGATTATCCAGAGCCATTTGAATCAGAACCAGCGTTGAATAGGGAGCTTTCTGAATTCAAAACAAAGATTAATGAACACCTTAGAAAGATGGGGTTTGCTGGTTCTGGTGGCGGTGGTGCAGAGAAACTTGCTGATTTGACAGATGTTGATGGGTCAGCAAAAGTAAATGGTAGATTTCTTAAATATGAAGCGTCAAGTGGGCAGTTTGTCGGTGACGCTGGACCTCAACCAGATAACTTGCTTTTAGAGGATGGAACAGGTGGTTTAGTTTTAGATACATCTGATGATGCCGGTGATAATTTATTATATGAAGATGGAACTGGAGATTTTCTCTTAGTTCTAGCGTCACATGGTATTGAACTAAAAGACCACTTCACTTTCAGTAATTAATAGGAAAGAAGATGATTAAGTTATATTTACTAGTAGTTGTTGTTGGACTTGTCGGTGGTGCGGTCTATGGTGGTTATTACTACTACAAGGACACACAGTCAAGGATTCAAACTCTCACTGAAAACAATGCAAAGATTATGGCTGCAAAGGCAGCACAAGATAATACCATCAATACTTTGATTGCCGATAGAGAGAAATTTGACGAACTAAATAAAGAATTACAATCAGACTTGGACAAAGCAAATAGTTATAAAAATACTCTCATAGATAAATTACGAAAACATGACCTCGCAAAGTTGAGCATGAAAAAGCCGGGGCTGGTAGAAAAGAAGATAAACAATGGAACAAAGAAACTTTTTAGGTCGCTTGAAAGTCTCACTGGTGCTACTCCTCCCACTCCTCTTGTTAAGTAGTGGGTGTAGTAGTTGGCGTGATGTTTTACCAGTAGAGGTTAAGACTGTAGAGGTAGAAAGAAAGATACCGACACAGAATAGGCCTGGTCCAGTAAAACTGGGTGATATTTATTTTTATGTGGTGACAGAAAATACATTGGAGGATTTTAAGAAACGGTTTAAGAAAGAAAACGGCGATTTACTTTTTTATGCTTTGAGTGTCAGAGACTATGAAACTATTGCATACAACATGGCAGAGTTGAAGAGATTTATTGACCAACAAAAACAGATTATTATTTACTATGAAAAGGCCGTAAAACCCATAGATAAAAAGGAAGACAAAGATGGGAAAATTCAACGGTAAAATTAGTGCAGAATTTACACCGCCTAAAACATGGAAACTAGAAAAAACATTGTCATTTGCAGTGGATGATTTAACAAAAGCTGAGATTGGTATTCTACATAAAGTAGGTGCAAACATTTCTAGCACAGGTGAAGTTACCTGTAAAAAGGGTATGATAACGGACTTAGCATCTGTTCCAAGAGTGGTGTGGAATGTTATTGCACCTTGGGATGTTGCAAGGTCAGCGGTTATTCATGACCATCTTTATGCAGTGCTACGGGAGTACTATAATTCAGAGGGTATGGATAAAGAAACATGGAAAAAGGCACGAGCATTGTCTGATAAAATTTTCTTATTGGGTATGCAATCAGCAGAACCAAAGGTTCCGAAGTTCAAAATACACTCTGCCTATTATTCAGTTCGTATGTTTGGCAGATGGCCTGCAGCTGCTAATCCAAAGGAGAAATAAAATGGGCAAGAAATTAATGTCAGGAAAAAATCCTAAATCAAAAGGTAAAAAAATGAGTCATGGAAATTCTCATGCAAGTTCCGAAGATGTAAAGTGGGACGAAATTAATCGTGAATGGGTTTTTATCGGAAAGAGATAGGAGAGATAAAATTATACTGTGTAAAAATTGTGGACATGAATCACACTGTGGAGTCCCGCTAAGAAAGGTGATTGATAAGTCAAAACAAAACGAGGGGGGATTGTCACAAATTGAAGTGTGCAAGCACTGTCGGTGTGATCAATGCAATCCACCAGATTGGGGATAAAAATGAGTTGGAAGGACTCAGGATATGGTGTGTCCTATAGTAGGGGTATTCCGTATTACGAACTCAAAGAAATGAAAGCCTCTGTTGGGAGGTGCCATAAACTTTTTAAAAAAGAACTTCCAGCATTTGATACTATGTACTTTTTAAAGATTATGGATTATGGACAGTTACAAAGGAATTACAAATGTGGTTATGGATGATATCTGCTATAGCAGGAAGTATTCTCGGTAATGCAGCTGATGGTTGGTTTGCAGAAACTAAACTTGGCATCTGGTTCTATAAAAAGGTTGACCAGATATCCTCTTGGACTGCAAGCAGACTAAATATAGAGATGCTTGCAGAAGAGGAAGCATGGAGAAAGAAACACCCCAATGTCGCCAAGAAAATAACAGAGTTGGAATCTAGAATAAGAGAATTAGAAAGTCGGGTTAGTGGAGAGGAAGTTTAGAAGATGTCTGAATTAAGTTTAATAAAATTTTTTCCCAAGTTTTTTATAGGAAGTTTTGAGGAAAACGATTTTAGAAGTAAAAATGACTTTAGAAATAAATATACCTTTCCTGATTGGTATAAGTTTTTAAATTGTTTTTTAACTCGACAACCTACAGAGCCAAGAGATAGAACTGGGAACTTAACTTCTCCATACAAAATTGATAGTAAGTATACTTCACCAATACCCGAAGATTTGAGTAACACTAAAAGTATTTCAGCTTGTATGGAAAGTAAAGCGTTAGAAATAGAAAAATCAGCGGGTGATAAGTATATAGATATTTTTTTGACGGGTGGATTTGATTCAACCGTTATGTATGCAGCATTTTTAAAAGTTTGCGACAAATCTAAATTGAGAGCAGTTTTTCAATACAGTGAAGATTCAGAATATCATCAGACATTGAATCAAAATAATCCAGAATTATACAAATACATAATTGATAATAAATATACTTATCGTTTACTGGACCTTTCCTCAACAATTCATACAGACGATTCTATTTCTGTTTTGGGACATCCAGGCAATTTTGTTTCAAATAAAAAGTTTCTGATGGTTAAAGGTCACACTGGACGTAATGAAAGTCTTACCTCTGTGGAAGATGATGTCTTTGATGGAAAATATGATGGTGAATCTTGGGAAAAAGTAATTACTGCAATAGCTGATAAAATTGATGACTGTGACACTTCAAAAGCGATAGAAGAATTAACCCCTGTATTTAATTCTTGTCCAGTGGATATTAAAGACCCATATAAAACTTTGTGGTGGTTTAATTTTGTTTTTTCATATTCAGATAGAATTTTTGGACCGTGGTATTTAATGAAAGACTTATCATTAGAGAGAGCAGATGAGATAATTCCTTTTTTTGATTCAGAGGATTTTCAGAAATATATGATGAATGTATGTCTCACAGAAAAGAAATATATCAGTCCTTCAAAAGACAAAGTAAGTCGTAACGATGATATGGAAAAATACATGTCAGATTTTTATAAAAAAGATAAGATTGTAGATGATTCACTATCAACTGGACTAGGGCTTCCGTCAGAGTTAATGACTGAAGAAAAGAAAAAACTATTGGAAGCACGTTTAAAAATGTCCAATGAACAGAGGAACCGCTGCACATTACATTATTATCAAGATAAAGGTATTATGAGATTAAACACGGGTGAAGTTTTAGATGGTAATGAATATATGGAAAGAGAATCTGAATTGAAAGAAATATTTTTCAAATAGGAGAAACTAATGATTAGCACTTGGATTTCAGAAAGAGTTAAGGAAGCATCAAGCCATCAAGGAATTATCGTTGCAGTAGGCGCAGCGTTGGTTCTTTTTGCTGGGTTGTCCTTAACTAAAGTAGTTCTGTATGGTGCCCTCGTTTGGGGTATCTGGTCAATGTTTAAGAAGGACTAGCAGAAGTGGCGGACTTGGAAACAGAGGTCGAACTTCTCAAAAAAGAATTAGAAGACCAAAGAAAAATACATGATAGATTAGACGTTGCGATTGAGAAATTGACTGATGTTTCCAATTCCATCCATCGTATGCTTGCGGTGCATGAAGAAAAGATCAGCAGACAAGAGGAAGAACTAGAAAATCGTAGAGTTGAGATTTCCTCACAAATATCAGAACTGCACTCTAGGGTGACAACTAACACAAAAGAGATAATGACCGCTGCTGCATCACAACATGCAGAGCAAAATAGAGAAATACAGAAAATCAGGGATGAACTTGCAGCAAGAGTTGGCGTATTAGAAAAATGGAGACATGTTCTAGTAGGTGGGTCAATTGTTGTTGGATTCCTACTACATAAATTTATGATATTTCCATAAAAGTCCTTGACAATCCCATACTATGCTGTTAATATACTTAAATGTATATTGACATAAAATATCTAAACCTAGTAAGCCCCCAACTTCAACAGTTCAAGAAGAAGGGGGATTTTCTTTGGAATTTTCGTTGCCCTCATTGTGGGGATTCCCAGAAATCACGCACCAAAGCACGGGGATTTGTTTTCCGTAGAAAAAACGATTTATTCTATAAGTGTCACAATTGTGGTGTAGGATCAACACTAGCAAATCTTATAAAATATTTAGACTCAAAAACTTACGATGACTATATACTAGAACGGTATAGGGAGGAGGGGGAGTATAGAAACAAACACTCTCCAGTTCCAACGCCGGAGTTTAAATTTGATGCGCCAGTTTTTAAGAAGAATGTTTTTAAGCCTCTCCAATCCATATCATCGTTGGATTCGACACATCCGGCACGAAGATTGGTTGAAAAGAGATCATTATCTGAATACTTTGACGATCTATTTTTGTGCCCATCATTCTATAAATTCACGAATACATTAATACCCAATAAATTTTCATCCTTGTGTGCCGATCATCCAAGGTTAATGATTCCGTTTCGTAACGAGGAAGGAGAAATATTCGCATATCAAGGTAGAGCGTTCGGTTCAGAGACTCCTAAGTATATCACAATCAAACTAGATGAAGATGCAGACAAGATTTTTGGTCTGGACAGGGTAGATAAAAGTAAACCTATCCTTGTTGTAGAAGGACCACTAGATAGTTTATTCCTTGATAATTGTATTGCTATGGCAGGAGCAGACTTCAATAATTTTGAAGGTGACTTAATAATTATATTTGATAATGAACCTAGAAACAAAGAGATTTGCAAACAGATTGAGAAGGCAATAAGTCAGGGTAGAAAGATTGTAATATGGCCTGACACAGTGAAAGAAAAAGATATTAATGACATGATACTCGCTGGTTATACCAAAGAACATATACAACAAATAATAACAGAGAGCACCTTTCAGGCAGCATCGGCTAGTCTAAGGTTCGCAGAATGGAGAAAAATAAATGCCTAATAACTATCTTCCCACATCCTACCAAGAGTTTATTCACCTATCACGATATTCACGTTGGTTGCCTGAAAAAAGTCGCAGAGAAACGTGGGATGAAACGGTTGCTAGATATTTTGATTTCTTCACAGAACATCTAAAAGAGACAATTGATTTTGACCTCACTAAAAAACTGAGAGGTGAGTTAGAACAAGCGGTTCTTGGTTTGCGTGTCATGCCGTCAATGCGTTGTATCATGACGGCTGGTGAAGCACTCAAGAGAGAGAACATTGCAGGGTATAACTGTTCCTATGTTGCAGTTGACCGTCCACAGTCATTTGACGAAATTCTCTATATTCTCATGAACGGCACTGGTGTTGGATTCTCTGTAGAGCGTCAGTATGTGAATGAACTGCCATCTATTGCAGATGAGTTTCATCCCACCGAAACCACTATTACGGTTGCTGATTCTAAGTTGGGTTGGGCAAAAGCACTCAAAGAGTTGGTTGGTATGTTATACATTGGCCAGATACCCAGATGGGACTTATCAAAGATTAGACCCGCTGGCGCACCTCTAAAGACCTTTGGCGGTCGTGCCAGTGGACCAGAACCACTGGAGTCCCTATTTAATTTTACTGTGACCATCTTCCAAAATGCTGCTGGTCGTAAGTTGACTTCACTGGAAGCACATGATGTTGTCTGTAAGATTGCAGAAGTCGTTGTGGTTGGTGGTGTTCGCCGTTCTGCATTGATTAGTCTATCGAACTTATCTGATGACCGTATGCGTGATGCAAAGGCTGGTCAATGGTGGAATGAAAATCCCCAACGTGCATTAGCAAATAACTCTGCTGCATACTCTGAAAAACCAGATATGGGTATTTTCATGAATGAGTGGAAGGCTCTTTATGATTCCAAGTCGGGTGAGCGTGGTATCTTCAATCGTGAGTCTGCTGTATGGATGGCGTCCAAAAATGGACGAAGGAACACTG